ATGCTCAGTTAAACGAGCAGTTTTTCTTTCGATCAATTGATAGATGTAACTTCTTTGCTCACATGATCGAAAGCGGTAAATACCGAATCGTGCAAAACAACAGAATGTCGTCACAACAAAATATAACAGCGTACTGCATTCCGAAATATGCAGCGCCGAATACAAACTTCTGGGACTGAGATGGCAGCAAAGAGACTAGAAGACGGTAGCGAATACGGCGAATACGATGCGGATGGTGATGGTATTGTCACTGATAACGAGTTAGAGACTAGCAAGGAACTGCAAGAGCTAAAAATCAGCAACGAAAGGGCGCAGGCACAAAGAAGTATGAGTTGGTTTGCTTTGTGGGGAATGCTCTTGTATCCATCGTTGGTGGTGGTAAGCAGTTGGGCTGGTTTAGTTCAGGCGGCTAGTATTTTGGGCGATATGGCTAGTGTCTATTTTGTGTCAGTTGCGGGTATCCTGGCAGCGTTTTTTGGGGCGCAAGCATGGTCAAACAGAGGGAATGGTAGATGAGTTTAGTCGGACAACTGATTGGGCCGGTCACAGGGCTGTTAGACAAGTTTATAGAGGACAAGGATCAGAAGGCGGCTTTGGCCCATGAGATCGCAACCATGTCGGAGCGCCACGCGCATGAGGCTTTGAAGGGCCAGCTAGAAATCAACAAGATGGAAGCTGCACACAAGAGCTTATTTGTTGCTGGGTGGCGACCTGCCATTGGTTGGATTTGTGCGGTAGGACTGCTGTACAACACGATTGTAGCTAACGTATTAGGGATATGGATGGAGGTGCCTGAAGTGGATACCACGCTTCTTGTGCCTGTTATGATGGGAATGTTGGGTCTCGGCGCTATGCGTTCATACGAGAAGGTCAATTCCGTGGCACGAGAAAAGTAGATGGTGACATTTGCAGGCCAGTTAATACAGGCACTGAAGCGGCACGAAGGTGTTAAAGCTTTTGCTTACCGATGTACCTCTGACAAGCTAACCATCGGCGTCGGGCGCTGCGTGGACGAAGATGGCGGTATCGGCCTTTCTGATGATGAGATTGATTATTTGCTTCTTAATGACATTGAGCGTTGTGATGAGGAGTTAGAAAACGCTTATGGATGGTATCGGTCTTTGAATAAACCGCGCCGTGACGCGATGATCAACTTGTGTTTTAACCTTGGTTTGACCCGGTTACGAGGGTTCGTAAAGGCGTTGAATGCCATGTCACGACAACAATATGACGTAGCAGCGGATGAATTTATGGATTCGCGCTGGGCAAGTCAGGTGGGTGATCGTGCCATAGAGGTGACTGAGATGATTAGACATGGAGAATACTTATGAGCGCAGGCGCACAGGGAGGAGGTAAAGGCGGAGGCCGTTCTGTGCCCTACCAAAGTATGCCTTTTATGCCAAGCGCAGGGTCAATGCTTGGCTCTCGTTTGATAGGTAGTCAAGGCCCACAAGATTTATTTGTTACGCAAGATCGTAGACGGAACCGAGGGCGAGGTAGAACTCAAAAAGCCCCAGAAGAACGCTACGAATTAAAGCCTCTACAAGGATTAGAAATAGCTAATCGTCGTACCACGACAATCCCACCTATGCAATCTTACGGTGGTTTTGCACCACAGCCATCCCCTGGTGGGAAAGGTGGCAGAGGTGGCGGTAAAGGCGGGGGGTACAATCAGCCGTATCAACAGCAACCTTTACCCCAAAACTTAGGCTCTCCAACAGGGTATCAAGGCATGGGGTTCACACAAAACTACGGTGTGCCTAGTATGATGAGAGGATCAAACGCTATGGCGAATCCTTTCGGCTCATCTAACCTTCCGATGCGACAGCAGTTTTACACTGCATTTAACCGTGGTGGGCTGACTCAGCCTGGGATAGGCGGATTTTTCGGCTAATGCCTCTAGCTAAGATACAGTTTGCACCAGGTGTCAACAAAGAGGGCACCGAGTACACGGCAGACTCGGGATGGTTTGACTCTGATAAAATCAGATTCCGACAAGGTCGGGTCGAAAAGATTGGTGGCTGGCAAAAATTAGTTCAATCTGCTTTCCAGGGTATCGCTCGTTCAATACACAACTGGGCATCTTTGGAAGCTATCAAGTATATAGGTCTAGGGACCAATCTAAAGTTTTATATTGTAGAGGGCAGCGGCATCAAAGATGTCACGCCTTTGAGAAACACCACTTCTGCTGGCGACGTTACGTTTGCTGCGACTAACGGATCGTCAACCATTACTGTGACTGATTCTGCTCACGGCGCTGTGGTAAATGATTTTGTTACTTTTAGTGACGCTGCGTCTTTGGGGGGCAACATTATAGCCTCCGTACTCAATCAGGAGTATCAAATCGCTTCAGTGCCGACCACTAACACGTTCACAATCACCGCCAAAGACACGACCGGGTCCGAGGTGACCGCAAACTCTAGCGATTCTGGAAATGGTGGAAGCTCCACGGTGGGAGCGTATCAAATCAATACGGGTCTGAATGCTTTCGTTCAAGGCACTGGGTTTGGTGCCGGTAGTTGGGGTTCTGGAACGTGGGGAAGTTCTAGTAGCGTTTCCGCAGCAGGACAGTTACGGCTGATCAGCCAGGATAATTTCGGTGAAGATTTAATTTTCAACATCAGAGGTGGTGGGATTTTTTATTGGGATGAATCTTCTGGTACGGGGGCAAGGGCAATCAACGCAACAGCTTTGTCTGGTGCTTCTAATGTTCCAACGGTTGCTCTCCAGGTCATGGTCTCGGACATCGATCAACACGTTATTGCGTTTGGCTCAAATCCCATTGGATCAAGTAACATTGATCCGTTGTTTGTGAGATTCTCCGATCAGCAAAATGCAGCGGTGTGGACTCCGACAGCGACGAATACTGCCGGTGGAGTTAGGATAAACTCTGGGTCAGAGATTATCGGTGCGGTGCAGGCAAGGCAGGAGATACTTATATGGACGGATGCAAGCTTGCATTCGATGCGTTTTGTGGGCGCACCTTTCACTTTTCAGTTTTCTACGCTTAGTACAGATGTCTCCATGATTGCGCCAAACGCCGCAGTGAATGCCAGGGGTTCGGTTTTCTTCATGGATAAAGGTGGCTTTTACGTTTACAACGGTTCGGTGCAGCCATTGCCTTGTTCGGTAAAAGAACACGTTTTCTCCAACCTCAACCAAGAGCAAGCGTTTAAGGTTTTTGCGGCAGAAAACAATGCATTTTCTGAGGTGATATGGTTTTACCCAGTTGGGTCCGGCAACACAGAAATCACAAACTATGTCTCGTACAACTACTCAGAAAACTTATGGGCTATTGGTACGTTAGAAAGGGGTGCTTGGGTTGGGGCGTCGGTCAACGACAAGCCGTTAGCAACAAGCTGTATTGATAGCAATGATCTTGTGAACTATCTGTTTGAACATGAGGTGGGTCACGATGATGATGGTTCGGCTATCACTGCGTTTGTAGAGTCTGGAGATTTGGAGATAGGTGATGGTGAACGGTTTATGATGATTAGCAGGATACTTCCTGATTTTAAGTTTAGTGGTAATTCTACAGATGCCAGTATTGACCTCACCATTAAGGGTAGTGATTTCCCGCTTGAAGCTCAAAGCACTCTAGCAACATCTACGGTGTCTTCTTCAACAAAGCAAAATCATATTAGGGCTAGGGCTAGACATACCATACTTAGGGTTGAAAGTTCGGGCCTGGGGTATGGTTGGCGGCTAGGTGGTTTGAGATTTGATATGAGACAGGACGGGAGGCGCTAATGGCTTCGACAAGGCAAACGCCCTTACCTGTACCGTCAATCAACTATGATCCTACTGAAGAGGCAATAAATAGAAGGACCATTGAGCTTGCTTTAGACCGTATAGAGAACGACCTGTTGGTGGCAAAAACGCAAGACGACAAAACTGGTTCGCTTGCGATGAGAAGGTTTCAGTTCTTGTTGATGGGTGCGTCGTGACGGACGTTATTAAAGTTTTAGGCCAAGTGGATGTGAGTGCAACCACCACCACAACGCTTTATACCGTACCAGATTTGACGCAAACGACCGTCAGCTCCCTGGTCATTTGCAATAGAAGCGGATCGGGTATCACTTTCCGGGTCAGTATTCATGTCGCCGGAGCTTCGGCGGACGATAAACAGTTTATATTTTTTGATGAAGACCTTGCGGCAACAACCAGCCGCACCGTTGTAATCGGTATTTGTTTAGAGCAGACAGATGTCGTAAAAGTTTATTCAAGTGCAGCAAATGTTAGCTTCAATATGTTTGGAGTGGAGACCAGCTAATGATGTATCAACAACCCCCATTCCCAATGCAGCCTATGGCAGACCAGATGGCTCAACAAGGCCGGTTTGGCGACAGCATGATGGTTCACATGAACCCGATAGAGGTCGCTGGTATCGCCTCTCTGTCGCCCACAGGGCAGCTTACAACCAACCCGATGACAGGACAGCCTGAAGCATTCCTGCCCTTTCT